GTAGGACAACTCAAATTTGATATCGCCAGTCACGGATTTTGTTCCATGACGCATATCACTGATCTGGCGATCGTCGCGCAGCTCCTCCGACTGGAACGTGTCTTTTGCCAGCGTCAACGTTGCGCCGGTATTCCTGAATGTGGAGAATACTGGAGTGTCGGGCGTTACGCCATATGAAGTTTCGGCAATGATGCCGATGCTTGCTTGCGAGCCTGTTGCGGCCATGGTCTGCTCCTATTGCGGGCATTAAAACCGCATCCAGTGCGGCTGTATAAATACGGCTTTTCAGTTGGGCAAATACGCCCGGTACTCAATCTCGACAATCAGCGAGTACCAGTCCGGCTCCTGCGTGCCGTCTCTGTAGCCAGCCATAACGCAGCGTACAAGGTGATTCGCATAGGTGACGTCAGTTCCGCGCTTGAATCGCTCCACCAGCGCGCTGGCAGCGTCTTCGGCCCGTCCCGGCCCGTTGCCCGCAGGGTAGAATACACTGATCTGATAGATACCTGTGTGAGCGTTGCGGCCTTGCAAGCCTAACTCGGCCTGTCTCGGCGGCGTGGGCAGCAGATTCGGGCGCATCCATGGCGTGCCGATCTGCGGATCATACGGCCGATTGGGCCACGCCACATCGATAGCCGGCGGCATAGTTGCCAGGTGGCTGTCCAGTGCTTTGCGGATATTTTCGATCATTTATTCGCCTGTCGGGCCGCGGCGTTTAGTAGGGTATCGAAGCGGGTCACGTTTCGCCGAACCATGCCGGCCGGCGCTTGTTTTGAAGATCCGTCTTCAAGGCGCTCAATATAGGGCAGTCCATTGGCGATATATATCGTTTCGTCGTCATGCCACTGACCCAGCGCAGCAAGCAGCTCGTCTTGTGCCGCGGATTCGCCTGTGCGATCCAGCACCGCGGCCTTTACCGTGCCCACGCTGGTTTGCCAGTTGCCTTTAGCGCGCCCTGTCTTTACCGGCGTGTCCTTGATAACTGCCGAGAACAGATCCAGCACCGTCGTGCGGCGCGCCTGATCTATCTGCTCGCCGGATTTATTGGCGAACCTGTTTAGGTCGCTGGCGAAGCTCATATCATCCTCTGCATTGCAGTCGATAACCGGCCACATCGTTGTCGGGAGTAGACGCCTCCACCACGCGAATAACGCTATATATCACGCCATTATAGATTAGACGGTCGCCGATCATTGGCTCCACGCCGGCATCCGATGCGATGAACACCTGAAAGTCATCCTTCTGGATCAACGTGCCGTCAATCAGCGCTTCGGTGTATGCCTTCGGTGGCGTGATTTTGAGGTCAAACACCTGAGTATTTGTCGTCGCCTCGCCTTCTACCGGGTCATATCCGCTATCCGTAGTGCGCTCAATCGTCGCCGTGCTGGCGAACTTGTCGACCAGCCTGCTAGCGAGCCCCTGAAACCGTGTCGCGATAGTCATACGCGCACCAGCCGGTTAGCGGGCCGCAAAAACCGGCGCAGCGTATCGGCAACGTCTACGCCAAAGCCACTTGTCTCGTACTCAGTTGGCTCGAAATACTGAAATTCGCCTACGTCGTCGATCTTCTCAGATTTTATGGCGCCGCCTGTGGCGGTCTCCGTAGTGCCTTGCACCATCGCTAGGGCCACGTCACACACTGCCTTTTTAAGCGCATCCGGTATCACGTCGTCGCCGAAATACTTGTAACCCCCGATCGGCACGTGCTTTCGGGGCCATTCCAGCGACTGATCGAAGGCTTTTCGATCACCTAAGAATAGACCGGAAAACTCACGGTCGATATAGTCAGTCGCGCGTACCAGCGCGTCTTCACCTTCCAGCCACGCATTACCGCGGGCCAGGTGGTAGGCGTCCGCATATGGCATATCGACATAGCTGTTGGCGCCTTCTACGCCAGTCCCATCTTCAACCACCATTGCGGCTCACCTGTGTTGGGAATAGGCGGGCAGCACATGCCACCCGCCGTTGTGGCCTATTCGGCCTTCTTTGCGCCGCCACCGTTACCGGCTGCGGCGCTGGTCTTGGATTCAGCCTGCGAGGGCTGATCCCGTTCCGCGTTGCGCTTGGCGCGCTCCTTGCGGTCCTTCTGTCGTGCTTCAAGGTCTTTCATAGCTTACTCCTTATGCGGCCGGTCCGGCGCGGGAATCGAGGAATGCAAACGGAACCTGCTCGCGGTCAACAACACGATCCCAATGCGTAGCGTCGGCCAGATCAGCATCGGTCGGGCTGAACTCTACCAGGGTGCCGTCATCCCAAGAGAAGCCAAACGGGTGCAGAATCCAGGTCTTGCGCTCCCAAATGGTTTCCATGCCGCCGCCGTTACCAGCACGGGGCTCACGCTCGATCTCGACCGGGTTACGCGGGGCGCCCTGGCCATAACCGAACAGCGATCCTTCCTCTTGGCCGAAGCCGAACGCGCCGGCTCCGAACATAAACGTGCGATACACGCCGCCGCCCAGATCGGTGCCGCCCTTGGCCGAGCGCACTACGCGCAGTCCCTTATAGGTCGGGATGGTGAGCTGGCCAGACGAATCGAGAACATACTCGATCTGGTCGTCCTTCTTTGCTCGCGCCTCGATCTTGGGATGCATCACGATAGCACCGATACCGTCGACCGATTCTTCAAGCGTGTAGGCGGTATCAATTACCGCGTCGCCGTTAAAAACCGCCGCAGCACCGCCTGCAGCAGAAATATCCAGACCCATGTCACTGGCATCGTTGGCAATGTTGTCAGCGACGACGCCATTGGCGACTGCCACTAGACGACGCTGCAAACGACGCGACCAGTAGGTGCCGAATCGGCTTCGAATATGCTGCATCGGGTCCGAGCCGGTCAGCTCCACGACCAGATCCATATCGGAATAGCCTTGGTTTACGAAGCTTTTTCTAGCCTTCATCGTGCCGCTGCCGACCTTGTTGGGGGTCGCCAGATCAACTGGATCGTCGTTGCTGTAGTTCTGCTCGATATCCGGGTCGAGGTCTTTCCAGAACGGCAGCACGAGTTCGGTCCCGCCGTTGCGGGCGTAGCCGTCGAGGGTGGAGTTGTTGGCGATGATGCCAGACTGCCAGAAAGCGAGCGATTCAACAGCATTCAGCTGCGAATAGCTCATGTATACGTCGTGGACAAAAGTGTCCGAGAGTTGGACGGTAGCCATCGGTTATTACCTCAAGTTGGCTGTTATTGGATATTTGCCGCGCGCCGGAATCCATCCGGGTCACGCTGTGCAAATGCGACACGTTCTGATTCGTTCATGTCGCTGAGTTTCGGCGCAGCCTGACCGCCACCGTTTGCGCCATTGGCGCCACCACCGCCGTTGTTTGCGGCAGAAATGAAGTGTCTCCCCTCGTCGCCCTGCGACCATTCGGAGACATATTCAGAAATGTCCTTGCCATCGATGCGGGCTTGTCGCTCGCCTTCAATGTCTTCCAGTTCGATGCCCTGTTCTTTGAGTCGGGCGCGTGCTGCCGGCATCAGTTCCTTTGCTACGCCTGCCTGGGTGAGTGCGTCGGTCAGTCCGTTGTCGATCAGTAGGCGCTTGTTCACGCCGTGCTCGGCCTCGTATTTCTGAGCGGACGCGTCGAGGTCTTTCTGCAGCCGCTCCAGTTTGCGATCGTACTCTTTCGCGACCTGCGCCTTGATCTCGTCTACGTTGCCCTCGGCCTCTGCTTTTGCGCGTGCAGCATCTTCTTGCGAGTCTTCCAGCTTCTGCAGCCGGTCGTTCAACTCGGCCTTATCGTCTTTCTGTTTGCGGACGTCGGCCAGCAGTTCGTCGCGCTTGGCCTTGAGACCTTCAGTCTCTTTCGCCAATGCGGCCTTGATCTGCTCGTCTACCTGATCCTGCGTGTATGTCGTTTCGTCTGCCATCGCTTAGCGTCTCCTTGAGATTGGCATAAAACCGCCTATTGCGGCTGTAAAAAAGCCCCGTGTTTGCGAGGCTGTTGGGGTTTTCCTGTACTCTACTTCACCCGGTGCGCGGACACCCAGTCACCGTTGCTGCGCACCAGTAGCGGCGTATCGCACCACTTGCATTTTAACACGTCGCGATGCAACGGCTTGAGCTTGCCGTCGACCTTCCCGCTCACCATGAAAGGCCGATACTCGCGAACCACCGTACCATCGGCTTCGGTGCCGTCTCGGTTGCGGCATACTGGGCAGCGGGGATGATGCACCTTTACTCTAACCCGGCTTTCTCAAAGGCCGCCGGGTGCCTGATCTTCAACTCGGCCAGGTTCATCTCGTTACCTGCCCGATTCACGAATTTGTCGAGCTTCAGCCCGCCATTGCGAAACAGCTGGCCCTTGCTCTTGCCCAACACCTCATCTTGAAACGCTGCAGGCTTACGCCCCAGCCATTGGCCGTAATTCAGGTCTTCAGGCACGTAACCATCCATGCTGGCGCGGTCGCCCCTCGGCACTTCGTCGAGGTCTAGGCCCAGCTCGCGGTATGACTTGGTGATAGGGGTCATTGTACTTCGGCAATTCCAATGAGCCGGCGGCCGTGGCCCGCTGTTTACCGGATACATTTTGGTATCACGCGCCTGGCAGATCGGGCTTGTGTTCCCGTCCAGTGTGCTAGTCCATCGCAAGCCCTTCAATATATCGCGGTTGTCTGCATAGGTCGCATCTCGCGCCGTATTCATCGTATGAGAAACGGCCGTGCGTGTAAGCGCTTGCAATTCCCGCCGCGAACGATCTAGCAACCCATCGGCATACTTCGCCCTGCTTGTGCCTTTTAGGCGACGCGTGATCTGGTCAATAGGCTCGCCCTCGACCAGTCCCTGTCGGATCGTATCGCGCACCAATGCCGCCCGGTTGTCTTCAACGCCTGCCAGCGACTCTTTCAGCAGCCGGCCTTGAAATGGGCGAGCGTTGACGATGCTATACAGGCTCCGCAAGTCCGGCCGCGTCACACCCAACTGCGTAACGATCGACGCGGGGATAGCCTCCGTTAACAACGTATGGCTCCATGTGGCTTCGTACTTGGCCAACTCTTGCAGCTCGTCGACCATCGAATCGCTGACCTGCGCGTAGGCCGCCCGGTTAATCTCTCGCGTGGACGCCAGCAAGTCGTTCAGGCGCTTGGTTGTGGCCGGGCCGGTATCAAACCCCTTGTCAGAGATCTTTGCGCCACGCTTGCGTATCTGGTCGATCAGGTCGTCTTCCGTACGGTTAAGCAGCGCTACAAGCTTAGCGACCGTGTTGGATTTCAGTCGCTCGACGTATGTCGAATGCTCAATGATTTTTTCTTGAATTGCGTTATTGACGGACGGCATTACTCAACCTGTTCGTCGTCACGCCCTGCCATGCCCAGTGCCGGGGCCTCGTCGCCGATCTCGCTTTCTTCATCGTCAAACGTCTTGTCAGACTCAATAACCTCGCCCTTTTGGAAATTGGTGAACAATGTCTGCTTGCTGATACCCCCGCCCTGCCATGTGGCCATGAGCGCGGTCATTTCCTGCGCGGTCATGCGGGCCGGGGCGAAATCACGGTTTAGTTCTACGCCAACATCGCTATCGTTGACGCCCTCCCATAGTGCGCAGATTTGCAGCGCCTTGGATAGACCTAGAGATATTGCCTGCGAGATAGACGACAGAACGCTATTTTCGCCCTGCCGATGAATCGATGCGGTCTCGGCTGTCTCGACCTGTCGCTTTTCCTCGGCCAGCATCCGGGCGCCGAGTGCGGCCATGTGTTGCTCTTTCACAGCGAGGCGTTTCTCTAACGTCTCGAGCCCCTTTCCTGTGAACTCAAGCAAGCCGGCTTTGGCTTCCGAAGACTGCGAAGACCACAAGGCCGTTGGGCCTACGCCTGTCGGCTTTTCATTGTCATTGATGCCGAACAAGTACGGCGTGGGCAGTGCGGTGAAATGCGCACCATGCTCCAGGTCAACGGTCGTGCGGTAATGGCTCAAGTTTTCGTTGATCAGATCCAGCAGGACCGGCTTGCTGACATCGGGCGACAGGTCACGCGGGCCACAGAACACGAACGGGATTTCACGCATGGATTTGCCCTGCATGACCGGGTACCGCTCTTCGCCGTGCTGCGCGCCATCACGAAAAACGCGGACACGATACTGACCATTGAATAAGTCCAGCACGCGGATCTGCTCGATCTCATCGTTCTCGAATTCGCCCACTTCCTCGACAACAAGCTCTTTCAGGCGCACTTGGGTAAGCGTCGTCTTTTGCCCGACCTGGCCCACGCGCCAGCTGATAATGTTCTCCGCGCGGTACAGTTTCAGGAACGGGCGCAGATTCATCTGAGATGCCACTGCGCGCGTCAGCGCTTGCTCAGGCTGCTGCGGAAAATCGACCAGCACCCCCGCACGGCTAACCGCTAAAACCTCCTCTGTGAGACATTCAGCGAATGCGTGCAGCGGCTGGCCGGCCAAGTCGGCGTCTTCCAGCATCGGCTCAAGTGCAGTCGGCAACGTGAAAATAGGCGGCTTGCGGAATACCATCCCGCTGAGCCCGTCTAGTGTTCGATTAGCGGCGTTGTAGAAACTGCCCCGCTGCTGCATGGCGTAATATTCAGGTTCAGTCTGCCCCGACAGCATCGGCAGATACCGGACGCCCTGGGCATACACAGCCTCTTGCCCTTCGATCACGTCGCGGCATTTCTCCCACTTTTTGAGAGCGGCCGCGTATTGGCTGTGGGGAGTTTCGAGGGCCATTTAGAAACCTGCCAACTTGGAAACCTGTACGCGGCGCGATTGCACCGGATACCGCGCGTGGATGAAATACCCCGCAGCGTCGTTCAAATGGTCAAACCCGCTTGCCTTATCGGGCTCGCCGTTCTTGTCGTATGCCTGCTGCTCCAGGCTCATGCACAACTGCGCGCAGGTGTCCGGATTGATCAGCAATGCGCGCTTCTCGATCTGTTGATTCATAGCTAGCACTCTGTCTTTTACGGCCGGATTGCTTGATGCTTCCCAGACGCTAAACCCTGCCTCACTCAATAAGCTTAAATCCGACACGCTCGCGTTCACTGACTTGCGACTGCGCCCCGACTGATCGGGGTAGACTGTAATATGGTGGCCCTTAAACCGCTGCTTGATGATCTCGATGATCTGCGGCGTGTCTCTAATCTCGGTCAGCTCATTCAACGCCATAGGCTGGCCATCGCGCATTACGTTGATTGTCGCGGCCATGTTCGCCACATTGAAATCCATACCAATATGCAGTGGCTCGCCGGCTTCTATCGTGGCGTCTGTACTGTTGGCCTGGCGGTCAAACTCAGGGTACACACTGCCTGCGGTCAGGTTAACAAACTCGCCGTCCAGGTACGCGCTCAGTAGTGCAGACGGGTAACTGTTCTGCAGGTTTTCGATATAACCTGCCGGCAAATTCGCCGCGTTGCTCCACGTCGATGCATGAATCAATTCATACCCTGGCGCCGGATCGCGTTTCCAGCGGTCATAAACAAACCGAAAACCCTCGGGCGTGGTGCCAACCGCCACCGTGTTCACGCCGTCTTTTTTCTGCCGGTTACGGCCAATGATCTTGTTCCAAACCTCGCGCGCCTTGTCTGTTTTTAGCGTGTCCAGCTCGTCCACCAGGCTATCGGCGACTTCGAACCCGACAATTCTCTCGGGCCGATCCATCGTGCGAAATATGATCTTGCCGTGGGTGCCAGGAAAGCTAATCTCGTTGTCGTTTCGATTTAAGTTGTAGTTGACGCCCCAGCGCTCTAGCTGGTCGCAAAAACGCGGGAAGGCGATCAAGCGCACCAGGTCATACGTCGGCTCGTAAAACGCTACGTTTTGGTGCCAATTCTCAATTTTGAGTTTCAACGCGCGGACAATCAGGGCTTCCGACTTGCCCGCACCGTAGCCGGCCACCATCGCAGGCGCCTTAGCCGTACTGGTGACCAGCTGAAATTGAGGGTCGGTTAATTCAACCCGCATCTTTGCTAGCGTTCACAATCTCGATACGCGGCGGCGCCAGATCCTTGCCGTCCTTGCCGGTTATCTCACTGCGCGCGAGCTTCGGCACATGATATTCGAGCAATGTGGTAAAAGCCTTGAACGCCTCCAACTCGCCGTTTTCTTTCTCGATCTTGTCCAGCCAGCCATTCAGACGGTCAGCGTTGCCCTCAACAAACTGC